TGACGCTGGAAACCGGTTCTATCCGCCAAACTCAGTTGAAATCGGGGACAGGCTAAAATTGCCAGAACATGTCAAGGTCACAATAGGTTGCACGCGGCCAGATCGGCTTTAACCGGACAGCAGTGAAGCGTGCTCCTTATTTTTGGGACAGCCTCGGCCGAAGAACCGCCCCCCAGCATGGGGATCGTCGAACTCGAGCAATTCAAAGACATCTTTAAGACGACGGGGGCCGGCGCGAAAAAGGTTTACATTTGCGGGGAGGTCGAACTTGCCGGGCAGATGGAGCAATCCGCGATGAACGCAGCCAGAGAGTTAAATCCATTCGACGCCAGGATGCTAAAGGTTGCATTCGATATTGGGTTTGCCTCGTCGATAGGATTCAGCAAGAGCAAATCCGCGTGCGCCCCGATCCCCGACCAAGCCAAGCGCTCCATCGAGATCATGGCGAAATTGAAACAATCGTTCGCGGATGCGAAACGTAAACCCTAAATCCTCCCCTCCGGAAACATCGCCCTCAGCGTCGCCATCGCGTCCCTTGCCGGCGGCGCCGGCTTGAACACGCCGAGTCCCACCGCGATGGCGCGCGCCAGCACATGCGTCGGCGGGAACTCGCGCCAATAGGCCTGACGGGCGAAAAGGCGCGGGAAAGTCAGGCTCGCCTCCAGCGCGTCGTCCCATCGCTCGCCGGAACATTGGCAATAATGGGCGATCAGCCGGTCGAAGAATTTTGGGGAGCCGTCGCTGATTTCGCCGTCTCCCCCAATGTTTCCCCCAGAGTTTCCCCCGCCGCATCGGCCGGCCTGAAGAAGCCGGTCTGTCGCGTGACGACGCCGAGCGCCGCGACGAGTTCGGGCGTCGAGGCCGGCAAATCCAGAAAACTCTCGCGGGACAGTTCGGGATAGGCGCGGGTCAAGGCGGCGTGGACGACGGCGATGATCGCGTCGTAATTTTCCTCGGAGAGCCGCGCCATCGCCTGGGGCAGGCCGCTCTGCATTTCCTGCAATACCGGCATGAGCCGCATCAGGGCCGGCACCACGACGCGCGCCTGGCGCATGGCCAGCACGGGCACGAACCATTCGCGCCCGGCCAGCGTCACCACCGGCGCGCCGGCGCAGTCGATGTTGGGATCGGGATTCATGGGAGCGCCTTAAATCGCGGTGTTCAATTGGCCGATGTTGTTCGACGCATTGGCGAAGGCTTCGAAATCCAGTTCGGGTATCGTGAAGTCTTCGAGCTTGCTCGCCAGCGCGAGTTTCGACGAGACGCAGCTGTAAAGCCGCAGCGACCATTGCGCGCCGGCGACATTGGGGTTTGTCTGATAAAAATCGATCTGAAAGGTCGGCGCCGCGCCCAGCAGCTTGTTGGAGATCACCGCCTTCGAGCCCAGGGCCGATTGCGTATAGCTGTATGTGATCAGCACGGCCTTGCCGGCGTCGGCGGAGCTGAACGTATAGACGCCGCTGGCGACGCTATATTGCCCGGCCGCCGGGCTGCTGGCGACGGGCGTCAGTTGCAGTCCGCTCGACGCATAGGCGACGCCGAGATTCGCGTCGAAATTCGCGGCGTTGGCCACCGTCGCGGTATAGGGCGAGGCGGCGCCGACGGTGGCTCCCTCGTTGTAAGACCAGAGCGTCTGTCCCGTCGTCGGCGTGTTTCCGAAGAAAATCGTGCTGAGGACGGGACCGTCGATATTGGCGAATTTCGCCTTGCCCGAGATCTTGCCGGCGCCGCGCGCCACCGCGACCGGAAACTGATATTGCCCCATCAGCGACTTGAGCGAAAAGGAAAAATCGACCGACACATCCTGCAAGGTTCCAAATTGCAGGGGTCCGGCCGATGTCGTGCCGATCAGGACGCCGGAGCCGAAGGCGAGCGAGGTGTTGTTGGACATCGATTTGGTTCCTTAAGTTTTAAAGCGTCGAATCGTGATGGTTGGCGCGTCTCAAAGCGCCAGTATCTTCAACGGAACCCACAGCAGGCCGTCGCCGTCGAGATCGCCGGGGTCTTTCAAAACCGCGCCGTCGACGCGGCAATGCGAGACGAGGCCGCCGAGCGTCTGGCGGTTGTTCGCCATCGGCGACGCCCTCAGCGCGGCGTCCAGCGCGTCCATGATCGCGTTGAGCGCGCTCGCGGGAATGGTGTTTCTGTCGCTGGCGTCGATGTAGATGAACAGATCGACGCTCAGCGTCGTTTTCGTTGGCAGCGCCTCGCTTTGATAGTTCGGCTGCTCGCGATGTTCGGCGATGAACAGCGCCGGGCGCTGCGATTTCGGCACGTCGGCCCAGAGTTTCAAGCGCCGCGACACCGAGACGAATCCCGTCTGGCCATTGACCGGCCGGTCGAACGCGACGCCTTCCAACAAGGCGACCAGCGCCGCCATAACCGCTTCACGCGCGACATTCATGTGTCCAACCCTTCGCTGACGGCTTCGCTCAACGCGCGCCCGATTTCGTCTTGCATGTCTTCCAGCGCCGAGCGCATGAAACGACGCTCGGGCAGGTTCATGTGACGCGAAAAGGCGCGCAGAAAAATCGTCTTCGGGGCGATCGCCTTGCCGAAGGCCTCCCGGATCGCGCGGCCGTGCGCGGCGACCGTCTCGTCGCCGTCGAACCCGTATTCCTGCGCGAAGGCGTATTTGACGCCCGCCGAAAAAACGCTCGCGCCGGCGTCGTCGACGCTTGATCCTATCGACCCTTGCAAAACGCCCGTGCGCGCGCGCAAAACCTCGCCGCCGAGCTTGTCGCTCTTGATCTTGTCGACCAGCCGATCGGCGAGATCGGCGATCTTGTCCTTGAGCGCCGCGCGGATCGCGGCGGGCATGGCGTCAAGGCGCGCGACGAGTTCCGTCGCGCCTTCGATGTCTATGTCGAGCATGGGCTACACAACCGCCATTGCGAGGAACGAAGTGACGAAGCAATCCAGGAATCGCGCGCGGCCCCTGGATTGCTTCGCCTTCGGCTCGCAATGACGGGGTTGGAATCGTCGCGGCGGCGACCGCAATTCAATTCGCGATGATCCTGCGGAAATTCACCAGCGACTGCGCGACGAAATCCGGCGTCGCCTTGTTTTGATAGGCGACCGTCTCCTGGCCGCCCAAGCTCTTGCTCGTCATGCCGATGCGGTCCTTGTATTTGTAGCGGTCGGCGACCCATTCCAGCGCGCATTGTTCGAGATCGGCTGGGATATAGCCATAGGACAGCGCGACCGCGGAGCCAGCGTCGGCCGCGGCGAATGTGTAAACGCCGGCGTCGACCGAATATTGGCCCTGCGAGGGCGTTCCCGAAACGGGCGTCATCGCCGCGCCGTTCGCATGGGCGACGCCGGTGTCGACTGCCCAATCGCCGTAAGGCGCGAGCGCCGTGACCTGGAAAGGAGCCGTAGGAATCGTCCAGGCTTCGCCGACGATCTCATAGCCGGCGCGATAGGAGACGACGACGTTCTGGCGGCCCTTGCGAAACACATGCGGCCCGCGCAAAAACAATTGCTGCATCGCGCCGGGCGGCGCGTCGTCGCTTTGCTCCAGCGCATAGCCATGCGTCGGATGGACGCCCGCGGCCATCATCGGCGCGGGCGGAATCGCATTGCCGTCGACGACGACGGAATGCACCGCGCCGACCGGCCAGTTGCGCAGCAACAGCTGATCGCGCCCCGCGCCGTCGTAAGCCTCGGTCACGTCGGTCGGTAGCACGAAAGAGCGGTTGATGTAATTATATATGCCCCGGCTGATCTGCGTGATCAGCGCGGCGAGCAGCGCGTCGTCGTCGCCCGTCGCGACGCCAAGCCAATTCTTCACAGCGCCGAGCGCGACGAGATCGCCGGTGGTCATGGGTGGATGCTCCGTTGTCTATCCGCGTGCGGCGGGCGCTCCCTTCTCCCGCTTGTGGGAGAAGGGAGCGCCTGCGAAGCAAGGGTCGGATGAGGGTGCGTGGGACAGAGTAAGCCTGGCCCCAGCGTCCCTCATCCGTCATGCTCCGCATGACGCCTTCTCCCGCGAGCGGGAGAAGGAAGTCGCGTCACCCATTCGCGATGTTGGAAATCACCGCGAGCGACGGCGGGAAGTAGTGCTGCAACACTTCATCCGCGTAGACGCCATATTCGTAGCGGCGCGTGCGCAGCGGCCATTCGATCTGGTAGTAGTCGCGGCGCGTTCTGATCTGGAACACATTGCCGACGCCCGACAGCGGATAGGGAATGCTGCGCGCGGTCATCAGAATCGTGCCGGCCGGCAGGTTGGGATGCACGCGAATGTCCAGCGTCGAGCCGCCGCTCATCGAGAAGCGGTTGAGATAGGTCCGCACCATCACGCCGCCGCCGATCGCGTCCTGCGCGGCGTTGAAGATGAAGCGCTGCGCCGAATTGACGGAGCCGGCGAGAATCTTCTTCGAGATGTTCAGCGCCTCCTGGCTGTTGACCCAGATGGTGTCGGGCGAGAGGCGATAATTGTCCCAAATGGATTTCAAGGCCGCGTCGATCTCGACGACGCCGCCCGCGCCATCCGCCGTCAGCGGCGTTCCCGCGCCGGCCGTCCCGCTCGCCTGGCTCGCGACATAGGCGCCCGAACCGGGCTTCAGCGCGATGGTCAAAAGCCCGTCGAAGACGAGCGTATTGCTCGACCAGTCGGCGGAAGGAAGCGAGGCCGCCGTTTGCGTTCCGGCGGCGGTCGTGGAAATGCTCACCGAATTGATCGAGGTGATCGCGCCCAGAACCTCCGAGCCCGCCGCGCCCCAGAACCAGGCGTAGCCGAGCGCGCCCCGCACCGTCGCGACAACGGCCGCGACCTGGCCCGAGGGGCCCGTGACGGCGATGGTCGCATTGGCGGATTTCTGCGCCGCGCCGCCGCCGAAAATATCGCTGGAGCCGTCGGCGTTGGTTCGCGTGATCTGCGACTGCACGCCGTTGAGCACGGAGCCATTGATGAAGCCGTCGAGCGACAGCGCGACGACGATCACCGACAGCGTGCCGGAGGCGAGCGACCCGCCGGTGGCGGAGGCGGTCAAGGTGGGGGTCGGCGTTTGCCCAAGCGGAAGAGAATTGTTCCCGCCCAGGATCAGCGCTTCTTCGCCGATCATCGTCGCCTGAAGCCCGCGCAGGCCCGCCTGGGCGCGCACGTCGTCAAAGCCGACGCCGGCGTATTCGGCTTCGAAGTCGACGGAGGTTTCAGGGCCGATGCCCTTGTAGGAGGCGAAGTAATCGGCCGTCGTCACGGCCTGCACGCCGCCGCGATTGCCGCCGGAAACGCCGAGCCGCAGGCCGTTGGCGTTGACGCCGGTGACGGCGCGCCAATTGGCCTGAATGCCGCCGCGGCCCGAGACGCGCGGCGTTTCGTTGCGGAGCGGCGTCAACGCGGGCGCGAGGAACTTCGCGCCGGCTTCGAGATCGTAAAAGGCGAGGCCGTCGGTCGCGCTGGAAGGCTGCGAAAAGGTGCTCTTTTCGAGTCCGAAGGCGAGCAGGCGCGGATCGCCTTGCGGCAGGCTCTGCGATTTGCGAATGGCTTCGAGAACTTCATGCGTGGTGTGATGAATGGTCATGTGCGGAGTTCCGATGTGAGGTGGATGCGCCGTCCCCGGCGCGGGTGTTGACGACCGACGACGCCTGTCGCCAGGCGCGAAAGAGTCGTTTGGGGAATGCCGAACGGGAGGGATGACGCGCTCCGCGTTCGCGCGACGATCGGCGAGAGGCGCGCCGCGGGTCTATCGACGAGAGCCGCGGACAGGCGTTTTGCCGGCGATTGCTCCCCGCTCGGACCGCTTTATATAATCGACGGCGCCCATCGCGGCGCGCGAGCGAGAGGACGAGGCATGCGCGACTTGATTGTGATTGGCTATTCCGACGCGAAGGCCGCCGAAGCGGCGCGCGAAGCGCTGTTGACGCTGCCGCGCGAAGATCTCTATCGCATATCCGAAATCGTCGTGGCCGCGCGCGACGAGAAGGGCGCGATAAAACTCAGCCATATCGTTCACTCCTCGGCGCTGAGCCTCGCAACGGGGTCGATGTCGGGATTGCTGATCGGGCTCATCTTTCTCCATCCGGTTTTCGGCGTTCTCGCCGGCGCCGCGGCGGGCGCCGTCGGCGAAGGCTTGAGCGCCGCCGGCGTGAGCGAGGAGTTCGTCAAGGAGGTCGACGATGTGCTTGGACCGGGCCAGGCGGCGCTGCTGTTGCAACGCGACGTCGCGAGGGACCATCACGTCAACGACCACGTCGTCGAAAAGCTCGCCGCCTCCGGCGGGCGCTTGCTTAAGACAAACCTCGACGCCTCGCTCGACCATGAGCTGCGGCGAACCTTGGAAAAAGCGCGTCTTTGCGCGCATGGCGAAGCGACTCCCACCGTCCGCTCGGCCCGAGGCTAGATTCCGCCCCGCCGCGCGCGGCCCTCACCGCAGCGCTTGCGGCTGGCTTTGCGCGACCTTGATCAGCAGCGCCGCGCGTTGCTCGCCGCTCATCGCCGCGAGCGTCGCCGCGAGGTCTTCGACGCGCGCCTCCGCGCCCTTCTCCACCGCGCCCTTCTCCACCGCGCGCATGCCGGCGAGCATCGGCGGCGGCAGCGGCTGGCGGGCGAGTTCCTCGACGCGCTGGCCGAGCTTTTCGAGACGCGGCGCGAGTTCGGCGAGCAAGGCTTTTTGCGCGTCGCGCTCCAGCCGCGCCGCCTCCAGCGTCTCGACGATCTTGGCGAGATCGGCCGCGGGCGCGACTTGCTCCAGAGGCGCGAGCGGCTGTTCGTCGTCTTCGTCGTCCTCGGAGATTTCCGCGACGACAAAATCCTTCAGCCTGACGATGGCGTCCCGCAACGCGGCGATCTGCCCTTCGTCGTCCTCGCCCTCGGCGATCTCCGCCGCCAGCACGTCGAACACGATTTGCAAGGCGGCGATGGCGCGGCCGGCGTCGAAGGCCTCCTGTCCGAGACATTTACGCAAACGCTCCAGAGCCTGCGTCATTGGCCTTGGCGCGGCCGTGCCCAGATCGCTCTCCATGCGCTCCAGCGCGTCCAGCATTGGCGCGGAACTCGCGAGCAGAGCCTGATGCGCCAGCGCCTCGGCCTTCTTCTTGAAAGTCTTGCCGTCGCCGGCCATCCACACCTGCTCGACGGCATTGTCGAAACTCGCGAACTTCATCGTCTCGACCGCGCCATCGGCCTTGATCATCGCGAATGTCGCGCTCGGCAGGCAGGGCAGATCGACCAGCGAAATCTCGCAAGGACTCGCCGTGTAGCGCATGAGGTCCGGGTTCTTCTGGTCGGGCCAGCGCTTCACATAGCCGCCGCCCTGGGAAAATCCGGTGTAGACGCCCGCCTCGACCTTGGCCCATTCGGCGTCGTCGATAATCTTCGCGCAAACTTCGATCTGCTTGTCGTCGTCGTTGAAGTGGATCGCCTCGACGCGCCCCGCCGCGACCTTGCCGTGCATGGCGCGCAGATTCCCCAGGCTCTTGCCGCCGCTGGCCCTGCGAAACTCCTCCGACCATTTCTGGTAATAGGGCTTGGTGCTGGCGTAATCGCAGACTTCATTGCCGCGATCCGGCGTCTCGGCGGTGACGACGCCGTAAACAAGCCGCTTGCCCGCGTCGATCTTGGTGAGCGGAATGAACATCTGCAACTGCGTCATCTGTGCGCGTCCTTAATGAAAAAGGCCCGCGCGAGGCGAGCCTTGTTGGCATGGGTTGTTGATGGGGCGGAAGCGGCGATCGAGCCGTCGTTGCGAGCGTAGCGAAGCAATCCAGGAGGACCGGGTTGCCTCTGGATTGTTTCGTCGCTCACGCTCCTCGCAATGACGGGCCCCGCCAATCGTCGGCGGGCGAACCGAATCTTATGGTTGTTGTTTTTGCGCGCGGCGCGCGAGTTCCGGTTCGACGAGGCCGTGCCTGATGAGCCAGACAATCGCGCGGCTCCAGGACTCGTCGGTTTCGCCGCGATAATCCGCCTGCGACACGTTGAGAAATTCGCCGGTTTGGGCGTCGCGGATGCGAAATTCGAGGTTTTGCTCCATCACGCTGATCTTGCGGAAGAAGCCGAGAAAGGACATATCGGCGCCGAGCGCGCGGGCGATGTCCGCCTCGCAGCCGTTGCATTTGCGCAGCCAATGCGCCCTCAGATTCTCGTCGGCGGACGCGCTGGTGTCGACAAGCTCGAACAGGCCGGATTTCGCGAGCTGCTCGCGCGCCAGCGCCGTCACGCGCCGCAGCCGCGCGGTCTCCTCGGCGCTTTCGCCGGCCAGCGGACCGCCGGCGCTAAAATCGTCGAGTTCGAGATCGAACACCGCGAGCTTGATCGGCTTGGCGATCGGCTTGGCGATCGGGTTGGCGTCCTCGGCGCGGCCAAGGCCCGCGTAAAACGCCAGGACGCAACAGAAGCCGGCGGCGAGGAAGAGCCGCGCCGTCGCTCTCAAGGATTGTTTCATCTCAAAGGCTCCCCCGCGCGAAAATGGCGTGGGTTCACCTATAGACCGGCCCCGGCGCCCGCGCCTGAGACGCGCTCCCGCCGCCGCTCGGGCAAATATCCCGCTGCTCGCGAAAAGCCTCGCCTATTGAGCGAGCACGAAGATGGGTGGTAAGCGTCGAACGAGCCGGGCGCCAACCGAGGCGCGCCGGCCGAAATTCCCGAGCCGAGGAGCAACGCCATGTATTCGCGCGGCGCGATCGCGATATTCGCCATGTTTAATCCTTGCCTATCCGGTTGTTACCCACACCCGCTAAATGTGGGGTGCGCCCATTCCCCGGAGTAAAGCCCGTCCAAGGTCGGCCCCGTTGCGCCGCGCGCGATTCCGAGCAGCGAGCGGAACGCGT